GGCACCGCCCCCGGTGGCTTACGCACCACCAGCCGCATACGCACCACCAGCCGCATACGCACCGGCCCCCCTCGCCCCCCCTGTGGTCGCACAGGTCAACCCTCCGCCCGTGGCTCCCGTGGCTGCGGCTCCCCCGGCGCTGCCGGCGTTCATGCAAGACCCTGGGCTTGAGTTGCCCCCGTGGGTTGATGCCGCAGACCTGACACCCATCAACAGCGGGTGTGGGTTCAATGAGCGAGGCCTGCCCGATATGGTTGCCCAAGCAAAGGCGTCTCAGAAGGGCCTTCCGTTAGCCACCATGTTCACCATGCAGAACAACAACGATGGCACGATCTCTTGGACCGGCACCGAAGGCACACCAGCCGCAGGGCGATTCGGCAGGACACGATACGCCCAAGGTGCTCCCGTGGTGGCACAGCAGCAACTCCAAACACCGCCGGCACCTGTGATGACCCCAGCGGCTCCCGTGATCGCTAACGCACCACCGACTATGCTCGTGCCTCCACCGGCAGTGCCCGGCGCTGTGGCACCAGTCGCTGCACCTGTGGCTGCCCCCGTCGCGGCTCCGCAGCCGGCGAATGTCCCGCCGCAGCCTCAAACTGTTGTGGACACCGCCGCAGACGTCGGCAGGCCTAGGAAGGGCTTCACGCTTCTCGTCAACTGTGTACCGCAGACAGAGACCAACGGCCGCAAAGGCAGTGGTCGTCACGCCTACGATCTGCACAAGGAGCTCGATGCCATCAAGACGGCTGGCTTCCTGAGCAACGAAGGCATCGCCGCGAACATCCAGGCACTGGTCGATGAGTTCAAGAACGATATGTGTTATGCCACCGGCGTCGGCTCCGATCCGTTCATGGGATATCTCGTGAACTGTCTCAAGCCTCACGCCGGCATGATCGTTGTCGGCACAGGGTAGTTTTCCCCTCTCGGGGCTCGGTCGATCAGGGCCGAGCCCCTTTTAATAATAATTGGAGCCTTCCATGTCTGGTGGTTTTCCTAAAGTCGTTACGCCGGCGTTCACTGTTGATTTCAGAGTGCCGATAATGATGGAGTTTTCTTTAACCCAGGAACTAGCCGATTTGATTCTCGCTAGTGGAACAGACAACACGGCGCTTTGGGCTTTCGCCAAGAAGTTGAAAGATGGAGAGTCGGAGACATGAGCAATAAAGTAAACAAAGACATCAAGGCCGTTGCCATGATAGGCGCTTTGATCTGGCTCAAGTCCGAACGGGCCAAGTCACACACCCTGGCTGCAAAGCTCATTGGAAACGAATACATCCGCATCTTCAGGGAGCAGCTACGGAGCCGGGTCAAGGAACTAAAGAAGATGTGGAAGGGCACTCCGAGAAAAGAACGGGACGGTTTACGACGTTCTTGGGTGCAGACCATGAAGACCAACAGTGAAAACGCCGACCTAACACAATTAGAGATCGACATGGCCAGAGAGATCACGAGAAACACATGAGCGATCCCGACCGCAAAGCATGGATAGAAGACGCCTGCGAAACGCTGCGGGCCGTGGCCACGCTCATAGACACGGGCCAATGCGATTTTGATATCGTTCCGGTCATTCACACACACAATCTTTACCTGATAGCCAGCCACCTGTATTACATCAGGGGTATATCCATCTTCAGCGATGCCACGTATGACAGACTGTGCAAGTGGCTGCTGGATCATTACGACGAAGTTTATTATTTCATCTGGTGGCCGGAGATTTTATTCGACAAAGAAGCATTGCAGGCGGGCACGGGTTACGACATAGATTACCCAGAGCAGATACTTCTCATCTGTGATTACTTCCAAGAGCACAAACTCTATTGAGCTTAGAATCCCTACGAGCACAGGCACAGGCGTACACACAGACCGCTTTAGGTTTGGGGCAGGTATCGCCTTCGCAGAGTCTGACACTCCCAGCTTTCGAGCCGGCGTTGCAGGCAGCACCCCACGATCCGTTTGCGGCTCGGCGTGAAGTGTTGAAAGCTGTAGGTGATAATTTTGGATCGTTCGCCGAGATAAAACGCATATGCAATCTCCCCATCGTCTGGCCGTTGACGGCGGGAGAGACTGAAGAGTTCAATCGGCAGTTGCTACTTGCTGAAGCATTCGAGAGCGGCTTCAGGTTGTTCGACACACAAGTCACGGCCATGTCGGAATACTACCTAGCAGGTGGCGTCTTCGGTCCTATTGGTGTCGGCTGGGGTAAGACCTTAATTTCTCTGATGATTGCCAACGCTGCTTGGCAAGCGGGCCTACAGAAGATGTGTTTGTTCATGCCTTCCCAAGCGTTCAATCAACTCACTGTGCATGACATACCTTGGGCTAGAACCAAAGTCCCTATCACATACCCGATCATCCCGATGGGTGGTATGTCAATGAAAGAACGTCGGGCTTATGCACGCTCCGGTAAACGGGGCCTGTATATTATTCCTTACTCGCTACTGAGCACCAAAGATGCTCAAGCCAACCTAGAAGCCATCTCTCCCGAGATCATCATTTCCGATGAGGCCCACAACCTGGCTAACATGAGTGCCGCACGCACCGCACGTATTAGAGAGTTCAACAAGATACGTTGTATCCAGTGGGTTGCCTTATCCGGCACCATCACTTCTAAAGGTGTCAAGGATTATCATCACCTTATTCAGTGGGCGCTGAGAGAGAACAACCCACTGCCCAACTCTTCGACGCTGGCCAGCGAGTGGGGCAATGTTATCGACGCATCCGCAACGAGTGGCGGGAGCTACATATCAGACACAGCGGCAGGACCGTTGGAACCACTACTAGACTGGGCACGCCTGCACTTCCCCGATCAAGCGTTCAACGAAGAAGTTGCCGGCTACCGCCTGGCGTTTCAAGCTCGATGCCGATCGGCACCGGGGTACGTGGCATCAGACGATAAAGGCATAGGCACTAGCCTACTGCTATCGAATCAACCCGTGCCCGATTACAAGTCACAGCCCCAGTGGGAAGACCTTGAAGTCTTGATGGAGAAGATAACGGAGCAGTGGTTGACGCCTAACAATGATGAATTAGAACACGCCATCCACCAATACAAATGGCTCTATGAATTAACGGCCGGTTTCTACAATCTATTAACGTGGCCAGAGCCTGACGAGTACGCACACAGGAAGGGCATGACACTGCCCGAAGCCGATTACATTCTCAAGGCGGCAGAAGAACACCACCAGGCAGGCCAAGCATACGCTAGCAGCTTGAGGGGTTGGCTAGACAAAACGCATATACAAGGCTGCGATACTCCGTTCCTGGTTGGTAGTGAGATGTCACGCAACGGGGCAGCGATGGTAGGTGATCCGCTTTATAAGACGTGGAGAGAATGGAAGGATTTAGATTTTGAGGGCAGACCTAATCGAGACGCTTCCGCCATCCGGGTATGTGATTACAAGATCAGGGCTATGCTAGGTTGGGCGGCAACGGTTCCTAAGAACACGGGCGCTCTGGTCTGGGTCTTCAACAAAGCGATAGGCTTGTGGGCTTATGAATACTTGAAACAGTCGGGGTATGATGTTCTGCACTGCCCCGCCGGTGAACCGTTCGACATAGCGATACGCGATCCCGCCAACGGAAACAAAATAATCGTGGCCAGCATAACGGCACACGGTCAGAGTAAGAACCTGCAACACTTCCAGCATCAGTACGTTCTTCAGTGGCCAAGGCAGGCCAAGGCAGCGGAACAGATGTTAGGCAGGACACACCGCAACGGGCAGATGGCCGATGAACTTCAGGTGTTTGTGAATGCCACAACACAGTTCGATCGCCTCGTGTTTAGTGCTTGCTTGAATGATGCCCTTTACATTCACCAAACCAGTAACCGGCAGAAGTTGATTTATTGTTCTTATAATCCCCTGCCCGTTATATTCCCCGCTCATATACTGCAAGCTAGAGGTATGCAGATCAAGATTTTGACATCATATCAACGTGAGATGATGCAAGAGAAGTTCGGAACAGAAACAGTTGACAACCCATCAGCCGTAGCTTAGAATAACAGCCCTGAAGGCATAACTCTGAAAGGAAGCCTAGCCATGACCGCTTACCAGCAACCGCCCTACGTTCCACCCCAGCCTGCGGCACAGCCCTATGGGGCACCGCCCCCGGTGGCTTACGCACCACCAGCCGCATACGCACCACCAGCCGCATACGCACCACCAGCCGCATACGCACCAGCCGCATACGCACCGGCAGCATATGCACCACCGGCAGCATATGCACCGCCGGCAGCGGCGTATGCTCCCGTCATGCCCGGTGCCCCGGCCCAGGCGATGGACCCTGGCATGATGTCTCAGTTGTTCTTAGGCATCGAGACCGTCAGACCCGGCGGTGACATGAATTGGATCAGACCCGGCCGGTACTGGATGCGCACCAATTGCAATAAGATCGCTGTACATCCCGTGAAGCAGATAGCCTTCTCGTCTAACGAGTTCACAGTTATCCATGTGTTCGAGAACGGTGGCGGGCAAGGTCACGGCGTTGGTGAACAAACCATGTCCTATTCCGAGCAGGGCAGGTACTTCCAAAAAGACATCCAAGGATTCATCGGCCCCGTCGTTGGTCTGCAATCTGACCAAGTTACGCAAGCCATCTGCAACGAGGTCTACGGACCTGCCCAGGTTCTTCGCGGTTCGTGTGTTGAGGTTTACGCCTACCACAAGCCGACCAAGAAGACTGATCCGGTGACGGGACAGCACGGCGTTTACACGGTCATCAATTACGTCCGCCAAGTCCCCGCTTCTGAAGTGATGCAGTTCCTGCCCCCCGAGCTTCAAGAAAAGTTCTGGCCCGGTGGGTCACTGCAAGCTATGGCATCGGCAGAGCAGCCTGTGCAGCAGCCACAGGCTCAGTTGATGCCACAGCCCGCATACGCACCACCAGCCGCATACGCACCGCCTGTCGCAGCCCCAGCGCCCGTAGCATATGCCCCGCCTGTCGCAGCATATGCACCACCGGCAGCATATGCACCGCCGGCAGCGGCGTATGCTCCCGTTGCTGCGATGCCTCTGCCACCCGGAGCGCCCGGTGCTCCCCCTGTGGCGATCCCTATGGCTCCGATCGCCGCGCCGCCCCAAGCTGGGGGGTATCCTGCCGGAACACCAGTCACTCCTTTGTGAGTGACGATCACTGATGCGCATCGGGTGCCCTAGCCGGCACTCGATGTTTTTAAGAAAGGATCAATAACCATGATTGCTGCATTGCCCATCGGCGTCGATACAGAGACGTATCTGATCGACACATACCAACTCGCACCGAAGATGGTTTGTCTTACCACTTCAACACTCGAACACAAGTCGATCGCATCAACAGGGGATGGGATGCCCGTCATCGCGGGCACGTTAAATTATTTGTTCGGGGATTACCAACTCACCAAGGTATTTCACAACGCAGGCTTTGACTTGGCTGTCATCGCTGCATCTATGCCGGAGTTGCTACCTGCCATTTTCGATCACCTAGATAGGGGCTTGGTAGAAGACACGCTGACAAGAGAGAAGTTGTTGAACCTGGCGGACACGGGAGACCTTGAGTTCTCGACGCTACCCGGTGGTGGCAAGATGCACATGGAGTATCACCTAGCCCAGCTAGTCAACTTCTACTTGGGCATCGACATATCCGCTACCAAGAAGGGTTCGGATATCTGGCGGCTCAATTACAAAGCACTCGATGGCATCCCCACCGCCCAATGGCCTGAAGATGCTGTCACCTATGCCGTTGATGACCCCGATTACACGCTGCGTGTTCGCAACGAACAAGAGAAGCGGCGTAACGAGATTATTCAACGCAAGGGCGTTGACCCGTTTGTCACGCAAGCCCTGCAAGTTAGAACGTCATTCGTTCTGTATCTGATTACGTGCAATGGCATATGTACGGATGCAGCGGAGAAGGAAAAGATAGAAGTGATGCTGGCGGAAGAGTTGAAACCAGAGAATGTGGCGCTCTTGGTGCAGTACCACATACTCAGACCCGCCGAACCCCCACACGCCTACGCCAACGGGGCGAAAAATCCTGACGGCTCTCCGAAGATGACAAAAGGCGAAGCCGAGAGGGAAAACAAAACCGCTCTGCGTACCCACATCCAGAACCTGGCAATAGCCTACCCCGACAAGTTCACGGTGAAGATGACAGCGGCGTCGGACAGATTCCCCCACGGGCAGGTATGCACCAACGACGATTGGATGGAAGACCACGCACACTTAGACCCCGTGCTTGGAGAGTACAGGCACCGGGCCAAGCTACAGAAGCTGGTCACTACTTACATCCCAGCGATGAACGACGCCCAGGGCAACACGTCACCTATCGTGTACTTCGCCTTCAATACGATAGTCCGCACCGGCAGGACATCGAGCTATTCACACGGCCTAGTGCCCAGCACGAACGGCCAGAACATTGACTACCGCGTTCGTAATTGTTTCCTCCCCCGCCCCGGCTTCTTGTTGTGCTCGAATGACTTCAGCGGCATGGAGTTGGTCACGTTCGCCCAGAAGTGTCTAACCCTGTTCGGTAAGAGCAAACTAGCGGACCTTCTCAATGCCGGCATCGACGCACACGAGTACCTGGCTGCACAGATCGCCTACCACTCGGACGATCATTTTCGCGGTGCGTGCTTAGAGACTCGGCCGGCGGGCATGGACCAAGATGAAATCTACTCCGTGTTCCACAAGATTAAGGATGACCCACGGCCGCAGATGCACGAGTTCTGGAAGCATTACAGAAACTTGGCAAAGCCGACAGGTCTGGGCTACCCCGGCGGTCTCGGCCCCAAGACGTTCATGGTATTCGCCAAAACTCAATTCGGTGTAATGGTAGACCTGCTAACAGCCACGAAGCTGCGTGACATTTGGCGTCAAACATTCCCCGAAGTTCTTGAATACCACGCCTGGATAAACAACTCTTGCATTGATCCGTTCAACGCACCCACCATCAAGGTAGATGAACACGGCATCAAGCGGGCCAGCAGGAAGTATTCTTATATGTCCCCGCTGGGTATGCTGCGAGCGGGTTGTGACTTCTGTGCGGCTGCTAACGGTGCGGCGCTACAGACGCCTTCCAGCGAAGCCAGCAAGATCGCTATCTATAACTCGGTCAGGGGTTGCTACGATTGGACACGTAATTCTTTACTGTACCCAGATCAACAGGGTGTAACCTGTAACTTCTTGGCCTTCATTCACGATGAGTTGCTTTCAGAGCTACGTGACGATAGCATGGCCCACGATAGAGCGTTCGAGATATCGAACCAGATGATCGCCGCGATGAGGATCATCACTCCCGATGTTCAGGTTAAGAACGAGCCCACACTGATGCGTCGATGGGATAAAGCGGCAGAGACTGTTTACGACGCTAACGGCCGGCTCTACCCTTGGGAACCTAAGCAAGCAATCGTAGCCTCCTAATCGAAAGGATCAGACCGTGGTTCGATCAAAGATACGTACCTTCAACGTCCGCAAAACTTCACAGCAGAGCTTCAGGGAACCGAACCCGAAGCCCAGCATCTACCAAGAGATCGTTGACAAGATGCACCGGCTGAAGCCTGGGCAGAGCTTCAAGGTTCCCGTGCCGAAAGGTGCAACACCCAAGGTGATGCACAATCGGCTGACTGCGGCGTACAACCGTTTCAAGATGAAGCCCCCCAAGGGCTGCCAGTTCAGGAAGCGAACCGCCGATGACAATAACGTCGTCGTCTACTGTGAACGTATTCCGAAGTAGCCACCCCCCCTCACCCGAGTCGGCTCATGGGCAATGCAGCCGGCTCGGGTTTTTCTAAAGGATCAGATCATGTCTGCTAAGATTGCATCGCTAGTGTCGTTCCTGTGCATCGCATCAATGATCGGCGTGGTTGTTTTCATCTTCCAATACTTTGACTTCTCCCCGTTCGTGCCGCTCGTGTTTATGATCCCGCTTTTGGCTCATGCCATCAACGGCTGGCACAGGGCGGTGTATCACAGCAAGAACGAAGACGCCAAGCTGTTGAAGATCATAATCAACGAGCAGACAGGACACACCAAATACTCTGCCACCTGGCCTATCGTGTTCCGCTTCTCTATGAAGCTAGAAGCCAAACTCGAAGAGCATCGAATGTTCAAGGGTGATCGAGAAGGATGGCTGTACAAAGACCCTACCGATTTATACAACCAATTGGCTGAGCAATACGTAGATTTCGGCACCACGTTGAACGGGCGAGAGACCCCTGATGATCTTTGGAGAAAGGCCGCAAGCGTTGGCGTTCTAGCGATGATGGTTGCAGACTGCTACGAAGACGAATGCCTGCAGGCCCAGGAACACCAAGACAAACATGCAAAGTAGATTAGCATGATCGCAGTAGGCATAGATACTGACATGCACAAGATGGCCGTTGCGATGGTCGGCTTTGACCATGAAGCAACTGTGCGGCACGTTACACCCTTGGGCGCTTGGGTTGTCAGACACGGCGTAGATGGTGCCATAGGTCGTGACGCCATACTGGCGATGAACAACGCTTTCGTTACGTTCCTGGGCGTTACACCGCTGCACGTCGATGCTCTTGGGGGGCTATGGAATCCGATCTTTGTAATAGAACATCAAAGCGTGGTGTACACCGCGAAGGAAGGGAAGAACCCCCAGAACATTGTGAACCTCTCGGCCGTCAGTGGCTTGGTCTGCGGACAGTTGAAAATGCTTTACTCGAACGGTGCTGTTCTACTGCCTTCCCCTAACGATTGGAAGCAGAGTCAGCCCAAGCGTATCAATCAACCCAGGACATACGCGAAGTTCGGTTGGCAACACGAGATCAGAGCCACGGGGAAGAACAGATACGCAGCGCCTGTGCCCCTACCTAAAGACCTTCCGGGTAGTGACACTTGGACGATGAGTGATTGGAAACACATCGGAGACGCCTTCGGTCTCGCACTTCACGGAGTAAAGGCCTGTTGTCAGTTGTAGGGAAACTACCCTATCACTTCGCGGGCCCTAAAGTCTGCCCCCAACTCCGCCTTGACATGATCCGAAAACATCTTCGCCGCCTCACGTCCCGCCTCCTCTCTGAATCCTTTCATGCCTTTATCGTTGTCGAAGAAGTGTGATCCTTTTCTGATCGCCGACTTCCTGGTGATGATTACCTTGCCGGCTGCGAAGTCTGCACGCAGCTTCTGGGCGGTCAGTTTACTTATCGGATAGTTGGCCCAGCGTGGCGGCGTCTTGCCGTTGTTAAGTCGCGGGTCCAGCTTGGGGTTCTTGTACCAGATGTAGGGGGGTACAGACGCATCGCCTTCCCGGCTCTTCAGATTGCTGCCGTCGTTGACATACACAGCGAAGTATGAATCCAGATACAGACGGCCAAGGTTGCGGCTTGCTATCTGTATCACCAATTCTTGTTTTAGGAAACCGAACCGATCAGGCATCGCATTGAAAGCTCGACGATACGCTAGTTGCGTGAATCGTTCCATGATCCGCCGCACGAGCTTATCATCTCTGACGGTCACTCTTTCAATCCGTCCTTCGGATCGCGGCCATCTTTTGCCGTGGCTTCCGTTCTTTGCCTGGACATCGTATCCATAGTGGCCAAGTCGATTTCTTCCGTGATCTTACGCATCACGAAATCCAACGGAGCCAAACCGATACCGCCGTTCATCGTGTCATCGCCTAGCGTTGCTGCAAGCGCCTGCTGGAAGACCCGCTGTGCCGGCCCGATCTTCAGAAGCTGGAAGGCTTGCAGAGCGTTGACCAGTTCGTTAGATGCACCGAGCTTGCCGGGAACTAAGATGCCGGCGAGCAGCGGGGGCACACCATGCGCTGTCACGATGCTCTGTGCCAGATACTCACCCGACTTGCTGAAGTCGTCGTCCTGTTTCCCCTCCATCGCCAGCTTCTCGATCTGGATTTCGATCTCTGGGTTTTCCAGGTTCAACGCCAGCGACTTATGCGATCGACCAAGACCGATGTTAGCTCGAAGTGCTTGCTCTATTTTCGCCCAGTCATCCTTGTTCAGCTTCTGGCCCAGGACGAACATCATAAACTCGGGCACGCCACGGTTCAGGAAGAAGTCATACTTGTACTGCTTGAGGCACTGCATCAATTCGATAGATGCAACGGCAGAGAGCCAGTCGTTGTATCCGTACCATCTGTTCTGTGAAGACGGGCGACGTATCTGAATAACCTCAGACACGTTGCCCGGATCGACATTGAACTTGTTCCGTTTGAGGAAGTCTTCTTTGTCCCCGAACAGTGCGAACTTCCGGGTGATGATGCCGGCGGACTCTGAGCCGGCTACCTCGAAGTGTCGATTGTAGTTGGCGTCTTCTAGTACGACGTGTATGTCGGTGGAAGGTATGTGATGCAGTCCCGATATCTTGTCAGGGTTGGTGGGGTCTTTGCGGATGACTTCTATGTATCCGTCACCGACCTGCCAGTAATCTTCAGCTACGTCCGTGAGCACGTCCTGCCAAGAGATCGTGCAGAGTGAGCACAGGGCCTTATCTACTTTGGACTCAACATCATCAACCTTGATACCGCCATCTTCTTTGGTCGTCTCGACGCGGCTGTCTTTGTATCCCAACCCGACCGTTGAATTGACTTTGGCTTGGATGCACGCGGCGTGGTGTTCGTTCGAGTTGAGAAAGTTTCGTATAGCCTTGCGGTCATACGGGTGCCCCTTCTTACCGAACGCCAGACCTTGAGAAGAAGCGGACTGGTTTTTGTCGTCGCTGCCCCGCTTCAATAGGTCAGACAAAATGGAGTGCGACTTATTTAATCTCTCGAACAGTTCGGGGACTTGAGCACTGTTGATTTCGATGGCTAGATTCGCTGCCTGCACGACGCCATTGGGTGCTGGAATCTTTTCTAGCTTAGCGCCTTCTTCGACAGTTGCTGTTGCTGACATGGGGACGCTCCAATTTTATAGGTCTATACAATTGGCTTAAAGCTCTTGCATTGAGGTCATGCGAAGTATATCATCCTTGCGAGTACAGGGCCAAGAATTATCCCTGGGAAGGTCCTTGAGCATGGCTAAGCGACGGATCACTAAGGCCACCATCAAACGCATTTCGCTATGCAGAGCGGGAGCTAACGCGTTCCCGGTGCTGTACAAGGCCGACGATAGTTCTGTCGAGATTTCGCTTCTTACCAAGGCTACAAACACTTTCGATGAGCAGGGAGAACTGCTTGCCGTCGTGTACGCTCCCGAGATCAGGGACTCTGAAGGTGACATCGCCAGTGCCAGCGTAATCAGGGATGCGATGCACGAGTTTGCCAAGTCTGGCGAAGGTGTAGACATCTGCCACGAGGGGGCCGCACTACCTGCCGATAAAGCATACGTCGCTGAGTCTTTTGAGATTCAGAAGGGCGATCCCCGCTTCTTAGGTTTTCAGGACACAGCGGGTGCAGCAGTTGACGTAACCGGCGGCTGGGGTATCGTGATGAAGATTGAAGACCCCGAGCTACGCACACTCTACCGCTCAGGCGAATGGAATGGCGTAAGCATGGGGGGCACAGGGCAAGTAGAAGTCGGTAAGGCCGACGACGCAGATATCAACTCGATAATCCGTGCGTTGGCACGAAACATGAACCTTAACATTTCAGCTTTTGGGAGCCTAGACATGGACAAGACAGAACTCGAAGAGTTACTTACTAAGAACAACACCGCCCTCGTCGCCGGCATCCAGCAGGGCTTCACCGAGTCACTCGTGGCAGCGGGTCTTGCCAAGGCACAACCGCCGGCCGTAGTGCCCGCTGTGCTAGCACCGGCAGCCATCGTGCCTGTGGCTCCCGAGTTCAAGGGTCCGTACACTTCGGCGAACATCGCCAAGCACGCCTTGGACGTGGAAGCGTTCAACGCTCAGAAGGATGTCAACTGGGCCAACCCGGAAGACATCACCAAACTTCAGACCACGATGGCCGGCATCGAGAAGCGTCGTACCGAACTCGAAGGCAAGAAGGTTGAAGACGCCGACAAGTCACCCGAACTGCTCAAGGCAGAGAAGGAACTGGCTACGGCCACGGCGAACATCGCCAAGCTCGCCAAGGGCAGCAACCAGACGCCCGGAGCCGACGCCGGCGACGATTCGGAAGCGATCCGCCTCCACAAGTGCGGTCTCAGCATGGCGGCACACGTCAACAAGCGGAGCGGCTACGCGACTGCCCCAGCCGCGTAAGCTGTCGATCGAAAAGGTCATCACGGAAGAGAACCACGCTCGTTAAAACACAGCACAACAGATCGGAGATACAACCATGGCATACGACCCGAACGAAACTCTCAAGACAGCAGCGGGGCTAGGTAGCGGTCTGCGTGTCGAACCACGCACCATCAAGCCCAAGACGTTCGCCAGCGGTACAGCTTTGCTGCCGCTGCTAACGCCGGTGGCATTCAACAACTCAGTCAACCACTGGGTTCTGTGGTCATCGGGCGTGTCAGAGATCACGACCCTAACGGCACACGCAGCGACGCCGGCTTCCGCTGGTGCCTTCACCTTGACTGTCGATGGCGAGACCACCGCAGCCATCGCGTTCAACGCAACCGCCGCTGCCGTGCAGGCAGCACTCGAAGCGTTGTCGAACATCAAGCCCGGTGACGTGTCGGCCGTGGCTACCACAGGGCTGAACCTGGGTGTGGCTTCTGCCGTCGTGACCATCTCTTGGCAGGGTGACTTCGCCGGCGTTGTCGTCGCAGTCTCCGCTGACCAGACTGATATCTCGGCAGGCAGCGACTTCGTTCTGGCCGAAGCACAGGCCGGCGTCGAAGGCAACGACACCGATGTCATCCGTGGCTTCGTGTGGTCGGACGCCATCCAACTCGTAGACGGCGTCGAAGTCCTGGGCAACGTCTTGCTGGAAGGCAAGGTCCACGCGGCAGACATCCCTGTCCCGGCAGGCGAGACCACTGGCACCCTGTACCCGGCTCTTCGTTCCGGGCTGCGTGAGCGTGGCATTATGATCGAAGGCATTGGTCAGGTCCGCTAAACCCCAAGGGCGAGATTGCCCTGTATTACGACTGAACGGATTCAAGTAACACTCAGAACCAGGACGGAGCATAACCATGAGCACAATCGACGCCCTACGTTGGCAAGCCATGACGGCATCAGTCAACGAAATGAAATCGGCTAACAGTTGGTTGCAGAACACATACTTCAGCAACCACGACCCGCAGAACATGGAAGTTATCCAGATGGATATCATCCACAAGGCACGCGAGACCGCGCCTTTCGTCGTGAAGAATGGCGAAGCGATCATGGTCGGCGGGTATTCCACCACGGCACAGATCGTCGAAGCGCCGAACATTCGCATCAAGCGGCCTATGACCGCCAGCGAACTCCTGTTCGGTCGGCGTCCTGGGACTGCGATTTACCCGCAAGGTAATGAGCAGATCGACGCAGCCGCACAGCACGTCGCTCGTGACCTGCAAGTCATGAGTGATCTCGTGACCAACGCGGTCGAACTGCTCTGTGCTCAGGCCATCCAAGGCACGATCTCTTACGAGCAGGAAGACGCCGCTGTCTTCCAGATCACGTTCCCGAAGCCGGCAGGCAACAACATCACCCTGGGCACGTTCTGGAATGATGCCACGCCTGCAAACGTGGACTTCAATGGCGACTTGCACACGGCCAAGCGTGTCATCAACAACGAAGTCAGTCTTGAAGTCTCCGATGCGATCTGCGGTACGGAAGCATCCGATGCGTTCCGTTCGCTCGTCGCCGGCGGACACGTCAAGACCTTGGACCTGCGTAACGTCATGGGTGGCACCGCGACGTTCGAGAATCAGTTCAACACCGAAGGCGTGATCTACATGGGTTCGGTGGACGGCATCAACTTCTGGGAGTATGGCCGCACCGCTTCCGTGAACGGCGTAGCCACCCCGATGATCCGTGCCAAGTACGTCGAGTTCATGGCACGGTCGGCAGCCGCTCAGCGGACTCTCTACTACGGAGCGATCGCAGACATGCAGGCGTTGGAAGCCAGCGTCTACGTCGCCGAGCGGTTCAGCAAGTCGTGGCTGACCGACGACCCCTCTGCTCGCATGTCGCTCCTGGCTTCGCGTCCGTTGCCCGTGCCTCGCCGGCCCGGTGCGATGGTCTCGATGAAGGTCGTCAGCGGATAAGCGGGGACTGCAAACCGCCCCGAAGAAACTATGGGCGGGTATTCGGAAACGAGCACCCGCCTTTTTAGGAACGAAATTAAACAGGAAGGATCAGAGGTAACTATCATGGCAGGTAGACCATTCATCGTGGCCCGTGGCGGTTGCATCAAAGATGCGTCGATCAAAGCCGGCGGGTCTGGCGAAGTGTATGTGGCAGGTTCTATTTTGGAACAGGGGTATCCCCCGATCCGCACCGCCAAGGATGTTGACGAGTACATGAAGTCTCGCCACCTGGAAGAGTATTACGCCCCGCGAACTCAGCAGGAAGTCATCACGCCGAGCGAGTTCGTAGCGATGCCTCCCGGTGTCGAGCAGAACAAGCCAATGAAGCTGGCGGACAACCGCGAGCGGATGGCTGCGATCGACGCCAGCAAGGCCCCTGTGCTGACAGGCAAGGGCGGTGCCGGCGTTGATACGATTGGTGGCGGTCCTGCCATTGTGCGGGCTGCTACGCCGGCTCCCGCCCCCGCACAGTCCGTACCTGAAGGTCAGGAACCCCCGCCCCGGATTGCTATGGAAGCCCCCGTGGTCGTCACAGAGACCGCTGGACCCGTCGTTGACGGTGCCGGTGCCGCTGTGTCGCCTTGGGTCATCGACCCTAGCACTCTGGCCGGCAAGGGGCTGGAAGAGTTGGGCACAATGATTGCCGAACGTGATGCCGGCAGGCCCACACCGACGACCGTGGAAGAAGCCGTCGCCGCTCTTACTCAGAACTGGCGAGCGGCTGCTCCCGTAACGTAAATCACAAGGAAGTGGTAGGGGCAACGGATGGCCCCCTTTTTGAGAATTAAGCATGGCAGTTAATCCCCTATTCCATGACAGCATGGCCGCACTGCAAAGCAAGCTACGGCTTTCTTCAGTGAAGGATGGGGACGCTCTAGCCATGATTGAAGAGGCTGTCCGCGATGCTCGGATTAGTTTCTACGACAGGCTTGCAGCGGCTCGTGTAGGTGAGATCGTTGCGATCGTTTACACCGACGCCCCAGTCAACGCCGAACAAGTCTTACGGATGAAGGCGGCAGTGACTGAGGCCAAGCTGGTACGCTTGCAAATCCTGCGAACGATGCCGTCGATGACTGTAGAAGCATCGCCGGCAGATCAGCAGGCATGGAATCAAGAAGGGTTCCTGCGTGACACGCGGCCTGATGAGATCGCCAGAGAAATCAAACGTCTCACACTAGAGACGGATCAATACTTGCAAGACCTGGAAGGCGAAGCACCGACACCTAGCGCATTGAACGTGTCAACCATTGGGCCAACCAGAGACCCGATGCCGTTGCCTGGTGAATCCATAAACCCGACGAAGCCGCGACTGTATGACGGTGATCCTCCACAGGGGGCGTAGCCGTGGCAGACTCACAAAGAACTAGGATTCAGAACTTCCTACAAGCAACAGCAGCGGCGTACAGCTTCCCGACGATCACGTATGATGACATAACAAGTAACGCGACAGTGCAGGACGTGGCCGAAGACACGATCAAACCGAGTTCCTGCAAGGCCAATGAAGTAGGGTCGTCGTTCGAGAGGGATGAGAATCAGGGTCGCAGAGTTTTGCGACAGAGGAACGAATGGAGATTTGAGCTTTGGCTGAAGTTCACCAAAGAAGTTTTGATGGAAGGGTTCGAGAACTCGTTGATCGACCCGGTAAAGCGAATGAGCCCGACAGCAGACCACTTGGGAGTATTGCTAGAACTGGATGCCTCAACCCCTGTGCATCCAGCCCAGCAAGAAGCTAAGGCAGGTACGGAAGCCCGACTGATTTTTATCGCAACGGAAATGCGAAGATAACGGAGAACAATCATGCCCGGACCAACAACTACTGGCAAGCCCAAAACTGACGACTACAACCTGGGGCGGGGTATTCTGTACTTCGCACCGATCGACGCCGTGAGTGGTCGGCCCAAGGCCTTCCGAGACCTTGGCAATGCGCCGGCGTTCACGATCACGTCCGACACCGAGACCCTTCAGCACTTCTCTTCGCGGAGTGGGTTGAAGACGCTCGACAAGGAAGTGACGATCAGCCGTGCGATGTCTGCCGGCTTCTCGCTGGACGAGTGGAACAACAACAACCTGGCAGACCTGCTCTCGGGTGCCCTGTCTTCTGATGTCAACTCAGCGGTCCTCGGCTTTACCCAATGGCAGCCCGTTGCTGATGGCGATGTGGTTCCCCTGCGTCACTACGAGCTTCGCAACTCGGCCGGCCTGCGGTCCTACGACGTGAGCAAAGCAGATGTCACGATCAAGACCACCAACGCTACGCCCGTGACCTTGGTGCTTGGCACCGACTACGAAGTCAACGAACAGGAAGGCACGTACTTCCTGTTGGGCACAGCAGCCGTAGCCTTGGCCGTGGCGAACGTGGAAGGTCTCACAGTCGTCTTGGCAGCCAAGGGCGGTGCTGCGGCCACGATTCATGTCGTGGACGTGCAGACCCGTGCAAGCGTCGTCGGTGCTCTAAAGTTCGTGAGCGAGAACGCCGTGGACGGCAGCAAGATCGAGTTCACGTTCCACCAGGTCACGCTGAAGGCTGAAGGCGACTTGAGCCTGATCGGTGATGAGTGGGGCGAGATGACGTTCACTTCGGCCGCTGAAGAGAACGTGCTGTCCGATGCCAACTCGCCGACGCTGACGATCAAGAACATCCCGGCTGCTGCGTAAGAGCCGGCCTTCTGACCAATAGCAACCCAGCAAGGCTGGCTGGTATAATCCAGTCAGCCTTTTTTACTAACCCTTCTCAAAAGGATCAGAGAGATGACCGAACAAATTGCCGACCCCCTGACATTTATCGACGAGCATTACGAGACTCACCAAGTCTTGGGCAAGGACATCAAGTTCCGTGCTGTCAGCATCGACGAGTTATTCAAGCTGCGACTGATCGCTACGCCGATGGCACGAGCGATCGCAGTTCTGTTCGCTCCGACTTCGGGAGATATCGGGACCGTGCATCGAGAGGTAGCGGCCGATCCTGATTCCTTGATGGTCGTAAAAGATCAGGTCGAAGGTATGGAGATAGGGGACAAGCGGACAGCCGTGTTCTTGCAGATGGTGGCTTCGATTAAGAATCGGGAAACGATCATCGAGCCCATGTCTGTCGACCTTGCTACGAAGCGGGGCGATGACCAGGCTAAGGCGATCGGCGAACTGATAGACGTAATGACAAACCCCCAAGCAAAAGAGGTTGTCGCGTCCATCATCCTAGACAGCATCAAAAAGGATATGTACCCGGAAGGCACAACCGCCCCCACCGTGGAAGCATTCTCGAAACGTATCACGGGTCCGTCGCTCTATGGCTTCATCGTCGGTGTTATGAAAATCAACAAGGGCACACTCGGCCCTTTAGCTTCGGCCCTGGGGGGAGGGCAACTGACAGCGATAATGACGGCAGCAGCGAGGGCGATGCAAGCCCGAGTCGCCCAGGTTGGTCAAGGGGTCGCAGCGGACGAAAAGGCAGACGAGACCGACCAACCGGAAACGGACGCGACGGAAACAACGCCGACTCCCGAGCCGACCCCCGAACAGAAGCCCGCAGAAACGATCGCGGCTGGCTAGAGCTTCAAGATCATGTCAACTTCATCATACTGAAAGGGCATGACAGACGGTTCGTGATGGGACTAACGCTCACCGGCTTTAACGCCTTGCTCAAATCGTGCATGAGATTAGACGCTGCACGCAAGACGGAAGAGGCTTGGTCCAATATGCTCGCGGCCCAAGGCAGGGGCGAGGATATGGAGAAGTGGTTGAAGCGTTACAGGGATGTGTTCGACTCAGACAACGACGCCGAAGGCGAGATGAGACGGTTCATCGGTGACGTTGCCAAACACGCCTAACGGAGTGGGCTAATGGTTGTTGATCGTGGAGGACTAGAATATCCAATCAGGGTGGAAGATGAGTTCGCTTCCAACCTGAAAAGTTTCAAGAAGCTAATAGCCGACTCGCGTAAAAGCGTGAGAGGTTTAGACGCTGACTTGAAGGCCCTCAAGAAGACCAGGGCCAGCTTGGATTCCGCCGTCGCCGGCGTAGCCTCTGGACAATCCACGGCCGCTGCTGCTCGTAGAAGGGCCAAGAAAGAGATCGACGCGGAGAGTGATTCAACCTCTAAGTTGATCCGCCTGAAAAAGCAGTTAGCCAGCACACTAGAGACACTACAACTCAAAGGCTCCAACAAACAGCTTCGGGCGCTACGTGAAGAGATAGAACTAGAGAAATCGCGGCTCCGTGCTCAGGACCAGAGAACCCAGTCAATAAACAAAGAGATCGTGCAGCAGCGTCGTCTCGCCGACGTTATCAAACAGGTTGTAGCTGCCCAAGACCGCATAGCCGTTGCCGATAACAAGGGTGTGCAGAAGGCGAAGCTACAGGCTGACTTGGCCGAACGTCGAGCGATCGCCGAACGCAAGATAGCGATCGCCAAGGATTCTTCTCTCGCAAAACTGAATGGTCAACTCGCAGCAGAGCAGGCAATCACCCGCTTCAAGGAACAGCAATTAAAGTTTGAGCGTCTGGCCGCGTTCGCAAGACAACAGGGTCTGGTCAACAACGCACAGGCTCTTCAAGACCTGGGCATATCTAAGAACCGGGCTAAGGGCTTAGGTCTAATCACGGCCCCCACGGAGCCGGAGCTTTCAAGACTGCAAAAAGCGACGGGGCTGTTCTCTAAACTAAACCAGAGCATGAAGGCGACGGATAATACGGGCAACCGCATATCATTCACCTTCCGCCGTTTGTTTGGCATCCTCGCAGCTTTCGCAATAGCCAGACAGGGAATCACCCTCTTCATCAGGCTCGTTAAAGAGATGGTGCGATTCAATTCGCAATTGGAGACGGCGACGTTAGGTATCGGTTCGTTGATAACGGCTGTCGCGGAAGTCCGTACATCGAGCGGCGAGATTGCTGATCCCATGACGGCGCTCGTGCTGGCACAGGAAGAGGCTCGCAGACAGATAGGTCTTCTGCGTCGGGACGCCCTACGAACAGTGGGTACCTTCGAGCAGCTACGAGACGCTTTCCAAACCGCCCTTGCACCGGGCCTTCAAGCTGGACTGAGCATTGATCAGATCAGAGAGTTCGCTGTCCAGATTTCACAAGCTGCTGGGGCCATCGGTCTATCCCAAGATCAGCTTGCCGAAGAGATACGTTCCATCCTGAGCGGTACTATCCGCACAAGAACAACACGCATCGCTGTCGCACTGGGTATAACCAATGCAGACATCGAGCGGATGAGAGAAGCCGGCACGCTCGCAGAGTTCCTTCAGGACAGGTTCCA